GAAATCGCACTTCGTCCAAATCAATTCTGTAACTTATGTGAGGTAAATGTTTCAGACATTGAATCACAAGAAGATTTAAATAATCGTGTTAGAGCTGCGGCGTTCATTGGAACACTACAAGCTGGTTATACTGACTTTCATTATTTAAGAGATGTTTGGAAACGTACAACAGAAAAAGATGCATTAATTGGTGTATCAATGACGGGTATTGGTTCTGGTGTTGTATTAGGGTACAATATGAAAGAATCAGCAAAAATTGTTAAAGAAGAAAATACAAGAGTTGCTGAATTAATCGGTATCAATAAATCGGCTCGTACTACTACTGTAAAACCTGCCGGAACAACATCGTTAACACTTGGAACATCTTCGGGTATTCACGCTTGGCATAACGATTATTACATTCGTAGAATTCGTGTTGGAAAGAATGAGTCGATATATGATTTCTTTAAAAATAATCACCCTGAATTGGTTGAGGATGAATATTTCCGTCCACATGATACCGCAGTTATTTCAGTTCCACAAAAGGCACCACAAGGAGCAATTTTAAGAACCGAGTCACCTTTCCAACTTTTGGAACGTGTTAAAAAAGTAACACAAGAATGGGTTAAACCGGGTCATAGAAGTGGTTCAAATTCACACAATGTATCGGCAACGATTAGTTTAAAACCTGAAGATTGGGAATTGGCTGGTGAATGGATGTGGGAAAATAGAGATTACTACAACGGATTGTCAGTATTACCACATGATGGTGGAACATATATTCAAGCACCATTTGAAGATTGTGACGAAGAAACATACAATAGAATGTTTTCTAAATTACATTCAATCGATTTAAGTAAAGTTATTGAACATCAAGACGACACAGATTTAAGTGGTGAACTGGCTTGTGCAGGTGGAGCATGTGAAATCAAATAACGAAAAAAATAAAAATAATGATGAAGGGGTTAGTCGAAAACTTTCCCCTTCTGATTTTTATATTGAGGACGGTAAATATGTTTTTACTGAGGAGTTTCATTTAAAACGAGGATTTTGTTGTAATTCCGGATGTAGACATTGTCCTTATAAAAAGAAATTAGGTGACTCCCTTAATGGTTCGAGGCCGACCTCAAGCATCTAAATTTGAAAATACAGGGGGTGAATATCAAATACTAATCGAGGACTAATCTCCTCGATTTTTTTATTTAATGATATTTATTAATAATGGGAAAAATAAGATTTGAAGAAGAACATCTGGACTATTATGATGGTCAAAACAACTATGAATTGGGTATTTACGAAGACGATGAGATAGTCGGGTATGTTTCCTTTGTTATTTATGATAATGAGATTACGGTTAGTGACATTTTAGTAAGACCAAATAGACGTAGGGAAGGTTTTGGTTCAATGTTAATAAAGAAAATGAAACAATTACACCCCGAATCAACCTATAAACCGTCATTAAAAACCGATTTAGGTGCTAAGTTTACACATAAAGATGTGGAACTAAACGAACAACTAAACAGAATTAAAAATTTAATTAAGGTTGTTTAGAATCGGTAATTCCGATTTTTCTCATTTATTACTATTTTATCTTTGTTTATATTTATTGGTATGGCATCAAAATATGGTATAGATTTTCCATTTAGACAAAGTCCCGTGGGTGATTTTCTGAATATGACGGAAATACCCGAAAGGGAGATTAGGGCTAATTTAATACATCTCATTCTATGTAGAAAGGGTACTAGATATTATTTACCTGATTTTGGTACAAGACTATATGAGTTTATTTTTGAACCAAACGACCAAATTACATTTAATCAAATTGAGGATGAAATAAGAACATCCGTTAGTAAGTACATTCCAAATTTAGAAATTAAATCAATTACCATTACTCCTGCTGACCAAGACCCAGACGAGTCCGTTAGTATAAGTGAAGATGAGGATTCAAGATTATTTAGGGTTTCAAGTTTTTCAACAAAACCATACACAGCTAAAGTAAGAATAGATTACGACATAAATAACGAACCATTCACTTCGTCTGATTTTATAATTATTAACATATAACATGAGTAAAAAAATATCATACGCAACAAGAGATTTTGCGGGACTAAGACAAGAGTTGGTAAATTTAACTAAACAATATTATCCTGATTTAGTTAAAAATACGAATGACGCATCAATCTATTCTGTTCTTTTAGATTTAAACGCAGCGGTTGCTGATAACTTACATTTCCATATTGATAGGGTTTGGCAAGAAACAATGTTAGATTTTGCTCAACAAAGACAATCTCTATTTCATATTGCAAAAACATATGGTATCAGATTACCTGGTAATAGACCATCAGTTGCATTATGTGATTTTACAATAAATGTACCCGTTAGAGGTGATAAAGAAGATGAGAGATATTTGGGAATAATAAAATCGGGAGCTCAAGTATCAGGTGGCGGACAAATATTTGAAACAATGGATGAGATAGATTTTTCAAATCCATTCAATAAAAGAGGAGAACCAAATAGATTAAAAATACCAAACTTTGATGGTAATAATAGATTAATTTCATATTCAATTGTAAAAAGAGAAGCGGTGGTTAATGGTGTTACAAGAATTTTTAGAAAAGTTATTACTGAAGTTGACCAAAAACCATTTTTAAAAATTTATCTACCCGAACAAAACGTATTGGGTGTTACAGGTGTAATTCATAAAGATGGAACTAATTTTTTAAATAATCCTAGTGAGTCTGAATTTTTAAGTGCAACCACAAATAAATGGTATGAGGTAAAATCATTAATACAAGATAAGATATTTGTTCCCGACCCAACATCCGCATCTGATAGAGACAATCTAAAAGCGGGAACATACATTGATGTTGTAAATAAATTTGTAACAGAATATACTCCGGAGAATTATTTCTCAATAACATTTGGTTCAGGTAATGTTGACCCGTTAGATAATATGGATAACTACATTACTGGTAATATGAAACCTAGTCTTGGCAATTATTTAAATAATTTATCATTAGGAAATTTACCGAACGCAAATACAACTCTATTCGTAAAATATAGACTTGGTGGAGGTAAAGATACAAATTTAGGTGTTGATGTTATTACAAGTGTTGATAATGTGGATTTTAGTATTTTAGGTCCCAATTCATCAATAAATTCTCAAGTTTCCCAATCATTAGTGGTTACGAATGTTACGCCCGCAATTGGTGGTGCTGACCAACCTACCATTGAAGAAATAAGAAACATGATAGCGTATAATTTTGCGGCACAAAATAGAGCGGTAACGTTAAATGATTACAAATCATTAATTGAAACGATGCCGTCAACGTTTGGAGCGCCGGCTAAGGTTAACGTAATGGAAGAAGATAATAAGATTAAAATAAAATTATTATCTTATGATGAGAATGGTAATTTAACAGATACTGTTTCTACTACATTAAGGAATAATATTTTAGATTATCTTTCTGAATACAGAATGGTGAACGATTTCCTAGACATTCAAAGTGGTGAAGTTATTGATATGGGATTGGAAATTGATTTGGTAATAGATAAAAATGGTAACCAAACCGAAATTGTGAAAACATCAGTTGAGGATATTATTAGTTACTTTGCAATCGAAAAAAGAAAAATGGGTGACCCACTATTGGTGGGTGATTTATATAGAATGATTGGTGCGGTTACCGGAGTTGTTAACGTTATTGATATTAGAGTATTCAATCTAATTGGTGGTGATTACTCATCTGCTGAGGTTGCCCAATCTTACGTAAATTCCGTTACCAAAGAGATACAACAGAACGATAGTACGATTTACATGAAGTCAAATCAAATATTCCAAATTAGATTTCCTAATATAGATGTAAAAATTAGGGTTAAAACTTTAGGAACGACTACATTCTAATTTATTTTTTCTTTATTTTATAGAAAACAGATAAATTTCTATTTATATAGAGACAAGGTAAATAATGCAAAAACACAGAATTTCCACAAATATAGGTAACGACCAAAAAGTTGTTGTTGAAATTAAACAAGATTACGACTTATTAGAAATCCTATCATTAAAATTTACACAGACCGACATATACTCATCTATGTGTTCGGATTATGGTGTTGTTTGCGGTAGAATATCAGTAAATAATGGATTTGGTATACCAAATGCTAGAGTATCTATTTTTATTCCCGTTTCCGAAGAAGATTTAAACGACCCTGTCATATCCGCATTATATCCGTTTTCTCAAGTTGGTGATAAAAATGATGATGGATATCGATATAATTTACTACCACAAAGAAAACAACACGGTGGACATGTACCAACCGGGACATTCCCCGACCAAACGGATATTTTAACAAGAGAAGAAGTTCTTGAGGTTTATGAAAAATACTACAAATATACTGTAAAAACAAACGATGC